CTGCGGCAGTTCAACGACATACAAACTGCGCTGCGGGATGAACGCCTGCAATGCCTGCAAGACAGACGGTTTTATTCTCTCTGCGGAGCACAGTGGGAAGGTCCATTGTGGGATCAGTACGAAAATAAACCCAAGTTTGAGGTCAACAAAATCATGTTGGCGGTCATTCGCATCGTTAACGAATACCGAAATAACCGCATCACCGTTGACTATGTAAGCAAAGACGGGACTGAGAACGACAAGCTGGCCGAAGTCTGCGATGGGTTATATCGTGCTGATGAACAGGCATCGGTGGCTGACGAAGCCTACGACAACGCCTTTGAAGAAGCCGTAGGCGGTGGTATTGGCGCATGGCGTTTGCGGACTGTCTACGAGGACGAAGAAGACCCAGAGAACGAACGCCAGCGCATCAGGTTCGAGCCAATCTTTGATGCTGACAGCTCTGTATTCTTTGACTTAAACGCCAAGCGGCAAGACAAGTCAGATGCCAAATATGCCTTTGTGGTCACGAGCATGACCCGTGAAAGCTACAAAGAAACCTACAACGATGACCCAACGGACTGGCCAAAGATCATTCACCAGTACGAGTTTGACTGGGCAACACCAGATGTGGTGTTTGTGGCCGAGTACTACAAGGTCGAGGAAAAGACCGAGGTTATCCGCATATTCGAAGCCATTGATGGAACTGAGGAACGCTACACCCAAACGGACTTTGCGAACGATGAGACGCTAGAGGAAACCCTGATGGCAGTCGGCACTCGTGAGGTGCGCCAAAAGCGTATCAAGCGGATGCGGGTTCGCAAATACATCATGTCGGGCGGCAAGGTGCTGGAAGATGCAGGCTACATTGCAGGCCGAAACATCCCCATCGTGGTGGTCTACGGCAAACGGTGGTTTGTGGACAACATCGAGCGATGCATGGGTGCTGTGCGCCTGGCTAAAGATGCCCAACGCCTCAAGAATATGCAACTGTCCAAGCTGGGCGAGATCAGCGCACTGTCGAGTATCGAAAAGCCCATCATGACCCCTGAGCAAGTAGCAGGGCATCAAGTGATGTGGGCTGAAGACAATCTGCGGGATTACCCTTATCTGCTGGTCAACCCAATCACTGGGCCAGATGGCAACACTCAAGTGACTGGGCCATTGGCTTACACCAAGTCGGCAGCAATCCCGCCTGCAATGGCGGCACTGTTGCAGATTACCGAGCAGGATATGCAGGACATTTTGGGCAACCCGCAGGGCGCAGACAAGATGGTTTCGGGCGTATCAGGCAAAGCGGTAGAGATGATTCAAACCCGTGTGGATATGCAGACGTTCATTTACATGAGCAACTTTGCCAAGGGTATGAAGCGATGCGGCGAGATATGGCTTGGCATGGCAAAGGAAATCTACACCGAGGACAAGCGCAAGATGAAAACCATTGCGCCCACTGGTGAAGCTGGCATGGTTGAGCTGATGCAACCCACGATTGACACCGAGACTGGTGCAGTGGTGATGGCGAATGACTTGAGTGCTGCGACCTTTGATGTGATTGCCGAGGTTGGCCCATCATCCAGCAGTAAACGTGCGGCCACGGTCAGAGCGTTGACTGGGATGCTGCAAATCACCCAAGACCCTGAGACAGCCCAAGTCCTGACTGCAATGGCAATGATGAACATGGAAGGCGAGGGCGTTGGGGATGCCAATGCTTATTTCCGCAAGAAGTTACTGCGGATGGGCGTTGTGCAGGCAACCGAAGACGAAGCACAGGAAATGATGGCTGAGATGCAAGGGCAGACCCAAGACCCGAACGCTGTATTCCTGCAAGCGGCGGCTGAAGAAGCAATAGCTAAAGCAGCCAAAGCCAGAGCGGATACCGTGGAAACTGTGGCGGCGGCAGAACTTAAACGTGCCCAGACGCTGGAAACTTTGGGCAAAGTTCAAGAGAGCGCACAAAACATGGCATTGACAAATACCGAGGCTGTTCAGCAAATTCTGCAAGGGCAGATTGTTCAGCCTGTTGTCAGGTAAGAAAAAAAGTACGACAATCAAAACAACGGTTACCACCCAGCCGTTCAAAGTGGGTGAGTTGAATGGGGTCAAAGATGAATCAAAAGGCAGTAATTGAAGACAATGAACCTGAAGTAGAAGAAGAGGAAATCGAAGTCAGCGAACCCGTTGAAGAGATTGAACCAGAAGATACCGAAGAAGTTGTTGTCAGCATTGGTGAGGAAGCGCCACCTCCCGAAGAACATACTCCTGCGCCTGAATGGGTTAAAGAGTTGCGTAAGACGAACCGAGAACTGCAACGGCAGAATCGTGAATTGCAAGGCAGGCTACAAGCCGCACCACCTGAGACCAAGCCAGTGGTGATAGGTAATAAGCCAAAGCTGGAAGATCACGACTATGACGCCGATAAGTACGAGGAAGCATTGGCAAATTGGTTTGAGCGCAAGCGACAAGCTGATGATGCTAACGCCAAGCAAGAAGCTGAAGTTATGAATCAGCAGAAGGCATGGCAGGCCAAGTTGGATGGTTACGGCAAGGCGAAAGCCGAGCTAAGAGTGAAGGACTTTGAAGATGCTGAAGAAGTTGCTCAACAAGTTTTTTCTATCACCCAGCAAGGCGTTTTGCTGCAAGGTGCAGATAACCCTGCACTCGTTGTTTACGCACTCGGAAAGAACCCTGCAAAGGCTAAAGAGTTGGCTGAAATCAAAGACCCCGTAAAGTTTGCCTTTGCGGTAGCAAAACTGGAGAAGGACTTGAAAGTTACAAATCGCAGGCAAGCACCCGCACCCGAAAGAATCGTTACAGGAACTGGGCGTTCCTCTGGTGCGGTGGACTCAACACTTGAACGGCTGAGAGAAGATGCGGCTCGTACTGGCAACATGACGAAAGTCATTGCCTACAAAGCGCAAAAACGATCAGCTACTAAATAAACCAATTAGGAGTTTTCCATGAGCAATTCATTCAGTAAAGAAGAGCGCGTAGCGTTCGAGGACATCCTCGAAGGCTTTAACGATGCTTTAGTGCTGTCCCGCAACGTGTCCATCTACAACACAGATGGCTCGATGATGGAACGCACCAACAACGTCATCTATCGTCCACAGCCTTATATCGCACAGTCGTACGATGGCATGGACCAGACTGGCAACTTTGGCGCATACACCCAGCTTTCAGTTCCAGCGACACTCGGCTTTCAAAAGTCTGTGCCGTTTATTCTGGACGCTTTGGAATTGCGTGATGCCCTGCAAGAGGGTCGCTTGGGCGAAGCCGCAAAGCAGAAGCTGGCATCCGACATCAACATCGCCATCATGAACACTGCCGCAAACCTCGGTTCGTTAGTGGTCACTGTCAGCACAGCCGCTGGTGACTATGACGACATCGCTTTGTGCGACAGCATCATGAACGAGCAGGGCGTTCAAGCCTTTGACCGTTACTTGGCATTGTCTAGCCGTGACTACAACGGCATCGCTGGCAACATTGCCACTGGTGCAGGAACTGGCGCACGCAGTTTTGCTGGTACTAAGTCAAATAATGCGTTTGAGCGTTCTTATGTTGGTATGGTCGCAGGCTTTGAGACCTACAAACTGGACTACGCAAACCGTATTGCCGCCGCAACTGGCGCTGACCCAACAATGAGCACTTTGGTTGCGGCAAATAACTACTATGTGCCTGTTGCCACCTCAACTGCGGTCACTGGTGAAACTGCCAACGTGGACAATCGTTTCCAAACGATTACCGTGTCCAGCACCACCGACTTGCCAGCAGGTACTGCCATCGAGATCGAAGGTGTTGAAGCTGTCCATCACATCACCAAACAAGGTACTGGATTCTCCAAGACCTTCCGTGTGGTGAGCGTGACCAATGCAACCACTTGCGTTATCACACCTCCAATCATTTCTGCCCAAGGTGGAACTGATGCCGAGTTGCAGTATCAAAACTGTATTGTGACTGCCGCCGCTGGTCGTACCATCAACCGCTTGAACACCGATGCCGCACCTATCAACTGCTTCTGGCAGAAAGATGCGCTGGAGATTCTGCCTGGTCGTTACGCTGTCCCGTCTGATGCTGGTGTCGCAGTGATGCGTGCCTCAACAGATCAGGGCATCGAGCTGGTCATGCAGAAGCAATACGATGTCAACACCATGAAAACCAAGTATCGTTTGGATACCTTGTTTGGCGTGGTTAACAAACAGCCAGAGATGTCCGGCATCCTGTTGTTCAACCAAACACCTTAAGGAAAAATCATGAGTTACAACGTAATCTTTGCACAAGGCACAGCTACCGTTACTGTGCCAGCAGGCGAGAAAATCGCCGTTCAAGCCTACTCGCCAGCAAGTGTGTTTCAAGAAGTTGGTTACCCCAATTTCCCTGAATCACAGGACTTGTTGACCGTAGTCGACAACACCACTTATGTATCAGGCGCATTCACCAATGCCACCAGCGTGACTATTCAAGCTGGTGCATCGGGTGCGTACTACTCGATTGGTGTAGCACCTGACATCAGCAACAATGGCAACTGGCAGCCTCAAGGTGCGCCAGCCAACATAGCTGATGGCGGCACGATGATTGCCACAGCAGCCAATGTGCTGACTGGCATTATTACTGCGACTCCAACTCAAGCCCGTGATATTCAACTGCCAACAGGCGCAAACCTTGACTTGGCAACTGAGTGGGCGATTGGTGATTCGTTTGACTTCAGCGTTATCACTTTGGCTGCATTTGCTTTGACCATCACTGTCAACACAGGCATTACATCCATCGTGGGTTCTGCTGCAACTGGTGCTACCTCAGGCTCTGTTGCTCGGTTCCGTCTGCGTAAGACTGCCGCTGATACATTCACTGCGTATCGCATCGGTTGATAAACCCTGACAGGCCAGCAGAGATGTTGGCCTGTTTTACATGGAGATCGAAATGCCAATGAAACAAGGTTATTCCAAAAAGACCATCGGCAAGAATATTGCGATGGAAATGAAATCAGGCAAGCCCCAAAAGCAAGCCGTTGCAATGGCACTTGGCATGGCAAGCAAGTCGGCAAAAGCCGCTGGCAAGCCTAGCAAAGCACCAATGAAAAAATGATTAAGTCAGCCGCAATCGTTAAGACCAAGACTCTTTCCCCGTGGAAGGAGTTGCGGTTGCAAAAGCGCAAGCTGAAAAAGTCTCAGGCCGCAGAGCGCAAAGCAAACAAGCAGGTTCACCCATCGCCCATTGGCAAGCGGGTTGTGCCTATTGAAACGCCTGAAATTGTTGAAATCGAAGAAACTCCCATTGAGGACACCGCACCGACCCGTGAGGAAATGTTGCAACAGGCAGAGTTGATGGGCTTAAAGGTTGACAAACGCTGGTCAGATGCGACACTTCTGAAACACATTGAGGAATCAGCATGGGCTACACAAAACGACAGTTTGTAAGTGCCGCCTTTGAGGAAATCGGGCTTGCGTCTTACGTCTTTGACTTGCAACCAGAGCAGTTGGAATCTGCCCTGCGCCGCCTTGATGCAATGATGGCAGACTGGAACGCCAAGGGCATCCGCTTGGGTTACCCTTTGCCATCCAGCCCACAGGACAGCGACTTAGACGAGGAAACCCTTGTGCCTGACTCGGCTTATGAGGCCATCATTTGCAGTCTCGGCATCAGGCTTGCCCCAAGTTATGGCAAGACCGTAATGATTGAGACCAAGACCACGGCAAAGCAGGGTTACGACATCCTGTTGCAAAGAGCCACATTCCCGCTTGAACAGCAACTGCCTGCAACGATGCCTGCTGGTGCTGGTAACAAGCCTTGGAGGGTCTACGACAATCCGTTTATCAGACCACCAGCCAACCCAGTCACTGCTGGCCCTGATGGGCCTCTCGAATACTATTAAGGACAGTCATGCCACAAATCAATCAGTTACCCGTACTCAGCACTGTTTCAAGCGGTGACCAGTTGCCCGTTTACTCGCCAAATAATGGTGATGCTCGCAGAACCTCGATTGGTTCTTTGCTGACGTTTTTCCAGCAGAGTTTTGCCTCGCCCACATTGGCAACGAACTTGTTTACCCCAGGCACGGGCTTCAACATTGCAGTGCCAACGCCAGTAGCGCAGCAGCAATGGATGTTGATTCAACCTGCTGGCACGTTGGCGACAGGCACAGTCACATTGCCGCTGAATACGCAAACCCCTGATGGCACTGAAGTGTTGATTACGACGACTCAGCAGATCACGGGCTTTACGCTTGCGGCTAACGGTGCAGCACAGCTTTATGGCGTTCCTACCACATTGGCGGCGCAAGACAATTTTCGTGTGCGCTATTACCAGCCAACCAACTCTTGGTATCGGATTGCGTAATGGCAACCAAGCCCAAGTCCTCTGTCAATGCGGCTGGCAACTACACGAAGCCAACCATGCGTAAGCGTCTCTTTGAGGAAATCAAAGGTTCGGCTGTGCAGGGGACTGATGCTGGTGAATGGTCGGCTCGCAAAGCCCAACTATTGGCCAAGAAGTATAAAGAAAAAGGTGGCGGTTATAAATGAAAGCCACGCAAAAAAGCCTCAAAGATTGGGGGGCGCAGAAATGGCGCACCAAGTCTGGAAAGCCATCGTCTGAGACTGGCGAAAGATACTTGCCTGAGAAGGCTATCAAGTCACTGACAGCGGCTGAGTATGCGGCAACCACAAGGGCAAAGCGTGAGGCTACCAAGGCAGGCAAGCAGTTTGCCAAGCAACCTAAAAAGATTGCCGAAAAAATTAAGGGGTTTAGATGAAAGACCCAAGGTTAACCCGTGCTGGCGTTGAGGGTTTCAATAAACCCAAGCGCACCCCAAGTCATCCAACCAAAAGCCATGTCGTTGTGGCAAAAGCTGGTGATGAAGTTAAGCTGATTCGTTTTGGTCAACAGGGTGTGTCTGGGTCTCCAAAGCGTGAGGGCGAATCCAAGGCCGATAAAGCAAGGCGTGAATCATTCAAGTCTCGCCATTCTGAAAACATTGCCAAAGGCAAAATGAGTGCCGCATATTGGGCTGATAAGGTGAAGTGGTAATGCAAATACCTATTCTTAACGGCATCTACACCGACAGCACTCCTGAACTGCGTACCAGTTACCCAGTCAACCTTGTGCCTGTGCCAAAGCAGTCAGGCATCAGCAATGGGTTTTTGCGACCAGGCGATGGGATTGTGTCCAATGGAACAGGGCCAGGCATTGACCGTGGCGGCAT